TTTTATATTTCTTAGACCACGCTTCATCAAGTTTTTCCTTGTCCACTGTAGACAGTATTTCTAACTGTTCTTCCAGTGACAAATTTTCAAATTCGTTTAATTTGTTTAATCTAGGATTTGGTTCTACTGAACTATTCATAGGATTAAAATTCCATACGCCTTGTGCAGCGGATTGGCCTTTTGCAAAACTGCCTGTTACAGCGTTTTTAATATCTTTAGCTATTCCGCCAACGGTTGTTTTATCTTGCTTGTCTGCTGCACCTGCATCAGCTGCCTTTGGTTTTCTAATAATCAATTTATCTTTTTTGTCTGCCACAGTATATTCACCCCGCGGGTCTTGCATTACAACAGCGTCAACATTTGGTTTCTTTCCTACAGGAGAAACAACCACACCCTGGTCTTCACCGTTGCGGTTAGTAACTACAGCACCCATTGGTGCTTTAGTTGCAGGAATCACCATTAGATCATCATCGTCGTCATCAGGTTTTTGCGCTTGAGTAGATTTTTTACTAGGTGACGGTGATGATGCACTAGAAGGACTAGGCGACGATCCGGATGAGGTGGGGCTCACTGATCCTTTTGCTGTAATTGAACCAGAGGTTTGACCGCTAACAGGTGTAGGTGGACCTGAATCTTTACCATATTCTAATAAAAAGTTTTCTAGGGTTCTGATGTTTTCAAATTTCATTTGCGTGTTCCAGGCTTAATTGTTGACTTACATAAATTTTCTTAAATTTAGTTAGCAGTTCTAAGAATCCTGCATTTCGTAAAGTTTTAAAAACTAAATTTTCTGTACCAAACTCACCGTGTTTGCTAAGACCTTCTTTACGATCTTCTTTGATCTTTTCCCAAATTTTATTAACAGCATCTATATCGCGCTTACGAATAGCATCGCTGATAGAGTTTACATAACTCTTAGCTTTTGACTGCACATCACTGTCGTCAATCTTTGCTTCTACCTTCTTTGGCTTTGACAACCACTTATGATGCATGATACTAAAAATACCCGCACTAGCATGTGGTTGATCGCTGAACTGGACATATAATTCAACAGGCTGTTTTTTAATAACAATTTCGTGTTGACTGTTGAAGATAGTTTTCTTAGCATCAAAAAAGTTACGCATAAGAGCTTGTTTATCGCTGTCTACTTCAACTACAATATGAAGATCAATATCACTTTTTAATGTATAAGTAAATGCTGCATTACTACCTGATACAGTAATATCTACAACTTTTAAATCTTCAACGTCTAGGAAATCAATAAAAAAGTTTGCAATCTTTGAAAGCCTTTCTGAAACTTCAGGCTTTAGCATATAATTTTCCCAAAGAGAAGGATTGAGTTTGTCGTGAAACTCGATGGCTCCCATTACTCCCTTTAGTTCGCTAATTTTCATTATTTTCCTATCATATTAATGATGATTGCTGTGACCACACTTAACAATGTAGTTACAGTAATTGCCACAATACCTATAATCCAATTTTCTAATTTATTAAGTCGTTCTTTAGTGTCAGTTTTGAACTCGTTAAGTTCGGTGGTGATATTTTCAATTCGCAACATATCTGCGATTATGTGCGCTTCTAGGTTACCTGTCTCTAGATACACTTGAGTCTTTTCTTTAGTTTCTTTATCAGCCATTATAATAGATCCTGTTTACTAAATTCCATATTAACTGTGTTCTTAGTATCAATTGTACCATCGAACAACACAATACCATGTAATTCGTCTGTTAATGTCTGTATAGTATGTACTTCTGCTCGCTCAAATGCAAACTTAAAAATCCAGCCTGCACCTGTCAATGTTTGTGCGCCAAAGTTTTCTAGTACCAAGCTGCCGGTGCCATTTAGATAAACAGGTTCATTCATCATAATAGGCATAGCTCTTAGTCCGATAACTTGCACAACACTTTCAAAATCTTTTTGACTATTATCGTTATAATCGCCGGTTCGTGTAATGTCTAGTGTAGTAAACAATGTATAGAATTCGATGTTACCTGTAACAACTTCAGCACTACCCATTGCACCAGATCGTGATGTGTAACTCATGTATGTATCTCCAATATTTTATATTTATCACATCTAGGATTTTGAATAGGTTAAAAATTAAACCAAAAAAAAGCCCCCGACTAGCGAGGGCTTTTTCATTCCTTGGTCCTAAGGAATTATTATACTACGCGGTAGCTACCTGCTGTAACTGTTAAGTTAGCATAACCTGTTGCTGCGCGAACATTTGCTTGAAGGTCTGCTGCTGTAACACCTGGAAGTTCTACTGCAACATACATTACGCGAGCGTTGCCGCTTGCAAGGATTACTGGGTTAGCAACTAGTTGGATTGCCTTAACAACTTTTTCACCTGGATCTGCTGAACCAGCTGTGAAACCAAAGTTTGCAATGTTTGCTGAACCATCTACTTCGTCAACAATAAAGTGAGTTAGCGCACCAGTTAAAAACTGGCCTACTGCTACTGTACCATTTACTCTTGTCTGAGCCATCGTTATTCTCCTAAAATATTATACGCACTTTCGTGCTTGTATAAGTTTATTTATCAAAAAAAGAAACTTTGATTTAGATTAGGGCCGACGGCTGGCCCAATAAGCAGCTAAAGCACCAATACCCGTGCCCAGGTTCTGTGCGCCCACTGGGGTGGATAACTTGTTAGCAAGAGCTGCTGTAGCTGCTGCGGCAATAGCATCGTTGGATACATCCTTTGGAGGTGCAGCAATATCAGAATTTACATAGTTGCGATCCTTTAACATATCAGTTAATGGTACTAATAATTCAGATCCGCGGCCAATCTTTCTAAACTCTTGTGTAACTTGAGCAACTACTAACTGCTTTTGTATATTCTTTAAGTTACGCCAATCGAGAATTAACCGTCTCCAACGCTTATAGCGACTATCAGTAATTTTTAATTGTGTTTCAAATCTAAACAAGTTAGTGTATGCATCATTACTAGTAACAAATCCATTAGACATGTCCATAATAAAACGCCAATGCATCTTAGGCTGGAACTTTAATCGTTCAATATAATCTTTACTGCTGGAATTTTTCAAACTTACTTGTTTGTTTTGAGGATTAGACACAGTATATGCTAGCAGGTATAAATCTGTAGCATGGGTTCTAAACAATGAATACCCACCATATTGTACTGTTTTCTGAGCATAGGTCAAACCGTAGTCTACAGTTTCATCGTCTAAGGTAAGCATGTATGTAACTAGAGTAGTTAGATACAAAAGATTAGCAGCGTCTTTGCCGTCAATCTCAGCAAAGTTTCTGCTGTATCTGTATAGCCTAGACTCGGTTAATACCTTGTCAAGTAACAGAAATTCCATTACTTACTCCCGGGCTTACCTGAGCCAAAGTTTAGTCTGCTAAACTCTAAACGGTCAACAAGTTTAAGTGCATTACCAATACGGTCAACAGCAACAAAGCCTTCTTCGTTGGTAGCTACAAATGCATCACCTTCTTGTTTAAATGTAGGAATTTGGCGAATCTGTTCTAGCTTACGAATTAGTCGTACTTTTGCTTCAATGATTTTTAAGTATAGATCATATACTGCTACAATTTCAGGCACATGCTGTCTAATAAACTGCACACCCTGTGTTAGTTGCTCAGTAGCAGCAGATTGCTTTTCAGCAGTCTTGTATCCATCAATTTTTTTCTTCATAAAGTCTATGTACTTTTGTACAAAGCCTTGTGCAAACTTTTCAGGTGCGTCAAATGCACCAGCGCGAATATTATTATTGACATGCGCTTTAAGTTGCTGTATAAAGTCAGGACCTATAACTTCGTTGCCTTTTTCAAGCCAACTAAATGTTGCAGCAGGAATACCTTTGAGATAATGGTCGGCTTCGCTGATAGCTTCTATTACACTTGCACTTTCTTCAGATGTTAGAGTAACTGTACCGCTAAGATCTTGGATACGAGCATCTCGGTGCCATACACCTGGAGTATTACCTAGTTGACTGCTATCAAAACCAAATGTTGCAGTAGTATCAGCTAATGTAGGGCCGCCTGGATATTCTGTATGCCATACAATGCCCATTTCGGCGCTCATAATTTGTCTAGCCAGGTCGCTGTCCTTTGGTACTGCATACACGATTGTGTTTGGTTGAAATGTAATATATTCCACGCCGTCAATGTTAGCTTCCTTAAGGTCGCTGCGTGTGAACAGCATATCACCCTGTACAACAGTATTCCATTTTAGCTTACTGAGATTTTTTAGGGCAACTATTAACTTTTCTTGCAGACCTTCAGCAGGATGATTTGCCTTGATATCAGCAACAGTGAAATTTAGCTTTGGACTTTTAGCAAATACGCCCTTAGTTCCAACAAAGAACTTTCCTGACTCAGGGTCTCGGCCAGCAACTACCGCTGGAGCGCCATCCCACTTAGTGGTCATGCTTACTGCACCTTTGCTGTGACCTTCTAGCATTTCATGCAAGCTATATAGATAGTCAATAGCTTCTTTAGCGCCGGCAAAACCTTTGTTAAAGATATT